CCCGAACTATATTCAACATTCCGTAGTCAAGTGGCTCTATCCACATACGGTGATGACAATATAGGGTCCGTTCATAAGGATAATAAAGATTTCACAATAAAGAATGTGTCAAAATTTCTTGCAGAACATGGACAAACGTATACTATGCCTGACAAGGAGAGTGAATTACAAGATTTCTTAGAGGAAAAAGATTTTGAGTTTCTTAAGAGGAAAAGTAATTTCATTCCTGAATTGGGTTTGCATGTTGGCGCTCTTGCTGAAAAATCTTGTATTAAGATGTTGCATTGTTATCTACGGGACAAAAACTCACCTCTTACAGAGGAGCATGCATGTGCTCTTAATATCGATACGGCTTTGCGCGAATGGTTTAACCATGGACGTGAAGTGTACGAAAAGAGGCGAGAAGAGATGAAGGAAGTGGCCAGGAGGGCTGGCATCACTCATCTCTGCACTCAATTGGATACCGATTTTGACCAAAAGGTGATAGAATGGAAGAGTCGGTATGCAAATGAGTAAGGGTTTCGGAATTTCCTTAATAAAACCGCCCCGTGCCTACGATGGGGTTCCAGTGTATAGTTGAACAGAGGAACATGTATATGGTTACCGTGTATTAATATTTTATGATTATTGTGTATATATATATAGGCTTTGCATGTTTTGGCATCATATTGATAAACCTTATTTAGGGTTTGGTTAGCCACCATACAAATATCAATGCATTGCTAGGTTTGAGTGGGCCAGCGATGTAGTTTATGTCACTTACTAAAACAACAAACAAAACTAAAGAAGACCTTGAAAAACCGAAGTTGACAGCACGTGAGCGAAGAGCTTGCGAGGGACTGCTGCAATTTATGAAAGGCGAATTCAAAAGACGTCCCAAAACTCGCTCCATGACAGCTACAGAGGAACAAAATTTAGCAGATAACGAATTGCAAATGGATATTTGCAAAACGTGTAAATATTTGACTGATTATTGTTCTTGTGAATTTGAAAAGCAGAGTGGAAGCGAGGGTATGAAAATCATCACAAATTCAATGAGATCCACACAAGAAAATATTCATTTTCGTGATGGAGCAGAAGAATACGAGACAACTGTGGATAGTGTTGTTGATCCGACTAGAATGTTACAAGATTCGAGTGAAGCTACATTAGCAGATTTCTTTAAGAGACCTGTTAAAATTTTTCATGAGAATTGGTTAGTTGGCACTCTGTTTAATCATGACATTAATCCATGGAAGTTATACTTTGAGAATCCACGTGTGATCAATCGCATTGCGAATTTTAACTTATTACGTGCGAGATTGAAAGTCAAAATCGTAGTTAACGGAAATGGTTTCTTCTATGGACGAGCCATAGCTGGATATCATCCTATGAATGAATTTGATGAATTGGGTAATTACGATGCTAATCAATTTGGATCCAAAATGATGGTATCTCAATTACCCAAGATTTTCATAGATCCGACCATGTCAACTGGAGGACAATTAGATTTACCCTTCTTTTGGCACGACAACTATATAGGAATCACTTCAGGTGATTGGGATAGAATGGGTTCGATTTTAATTCGAACTTTATCAGCTTTAAAGCATGCGAA